TGGAGATTTAACTGTTACAACAGCTGGAGCAGGTGGTGCTTCAGATTCACATGGAGGTTTACAAGCATAATGTCTAATTCAGGAAAAATTTGGGATACTAGAGAAGCTTATGTAAAACAAAGAGCTAATACTTGGGAAACTCCAGGTAATAGAGGTATGCGTTTAGGAGGTCAAACAACTCCTTCAGGAACAAATCAAAATGTTGTAGAATTTGTGGATATGACATCTGCAGGTGATACAGCAGACTTTGGTGATCTTACACAAGCTAGAAAAAAAGGTGCTGGTGCTGGAGGGTTTACTAGAATTTTATGTCTTGGTGGACAAACTCCAAGTAACGTAAGCACAATTGATTTTGTTAATCCTATTGCAACAGGTAATTTTTCAGACTTTGGAGAGCTTATAAATTCTGGACAAACTACAAATGTTTCACATTGTAATAATGTAAAAACCATTTCTGCTGATGGAAGTGGAGACGCTGATGGTGTCGTAATCACACACATGGCATCACAAGGTAATTCTTCGTCATTTCAAAACAGAACAAGTATTGATACTCAATGGGCAGTTGGCACAGGAGATAATACAAGATTTTTAATGGCAGGTAATTATCCTGCTTCTAACCAAATTGATTCCATGTCAATAGCGACTACTGGCAGTGCAGCTGACTTTGGTGATTTAACTTCAAGTCGTTGGGGAGTGGGCACTGCATCAAATTCTACAAGATGTGTTTTTATGGGAGGAAATGTAACTCCAGGTACAACAAATGTTATTGATTTTGTAACTACACAATCAGCAGGTAATGCTGTTGACTTTGGTGATTTAACAGCGAGTGTTTTTCAAGATTCAGCAGGTGCATCTAACTCTAAAACAGGTATTATTTTTGGTTATCAAAATAATACAATCAATAGTATTAACATCGCTTCAACAGGTAATGCTACAGATTTTGGTAACACACTTACATCTACATATTATCAAATTATAGGAGCGGATAATGGCGGTGGTGGATTACCACAAGAAGAAGCATTTCCTCAACGTCCATCAGTAAACTATATGCCTGGATCAGGAAGAGGTTTGTTTATGGGTGGATCCACACCATCTGCATCAGATAATATTTCAATTATAAACATACCTACATTAGGAAATTCTGTAGATTTTGGAAATTTAACCGAAGGAAAATATGGAGGAGGTACGTGTTCTAGTTTAACTAGAGGACTGTATGGCGGTGATGTTGATATGATTGTAAATATTGATGCGATTGAATTAGCTAGTTTTGGTAATGCATCAGACTTTGGAGATTTAACAACTGCAAGGCAAGGATGTGTAGGTTTATCAAGTTCAACAAGAGGTGTGTTTGCTGGAGGAGAAGTTCCAGGAGGTGGTAGATCCAATGTTATAGATTATGTAACAATAGCTACATTTGGAAACGCAACTGACTTTGGAGATTTAACCGTTGCTAGAGCATATTTAGGAGCTGCAAGTAGTCCCGTAAGAGGTGTATTTGGTGGAGGTGATGCTCACCCTAGTTATAAAAATGAAATGGATTACATAACAATTGCTTCAACAGGTAATGCTATAGACTTTGGAGATTTAACAGTAGCTAGAAATGGAATTGGAGCAACATCTAGTTCTACAAGAGCTGTATTTGGTGGAGGAAATACTGGTTCTTCACCTAATTTTGTAAACACAATAGATTATATAACAATTGGTTCAACAGGTAATGCAACAGATTTTGGTGATTTAACAGTTGCTAGAGCTAATCTAGGTTCAGCAGGTAATTCAATAAGAGCTACTTTTGCAGGAGGATCAACTCCTGGTGCTAGTAATGTTATAGACTACGTAACAATTGCATCAACTGGAAACGCAGCAGATTTTGGTGATTTATTTATCACTGCTGGTTATGTTAAGGGTTCTTCAGATTCACATGGTGGTTTACAAAGCTCTTAAAATATAATATTATTTTATATATGAAAGACATATTTTTCCTACACGGATTACCTCGTGCGGGTAACACTGTATTCGGTTCTATTATGAATCAAAATAAAAATGTTGCAGTTACAGCTAATAGTATTTGTTCTGATATTATAGGTGAAATATATTCACTACAAAAGACAGACATATTTAAAAATTTTCCAGACCACAATTCATTACACAACGTAACAAAAAATGTTTTAAATAATTATTACAAAGAATGGAAGCAAGAATACATAATAGATAGAGCTCCATGGGGATATCCTATAAACTTAAAATTTTTAAAATTAATTAAACGAGAAATAAAAATTATTGTTTTGGTTAGAGATGTAATAGAAGTATTAGGTTCTTTCTTAGATTGGTCCGAAAAAGAACCCTCTTCTTTTGTTAATCAATATGCAGCAAAAACAAGAGAAGAAAAATGTCATATGTTAATGAATAAAGATGGTCAATTAGTTAAGGAATTAATAGGTATTAAACATCTATTAGATTACCAACCTAAAGAAATATACCACATTGTAGATTTTAAAGACTTGGTAAAAAACACAGATCAGACTATTGATAGTGTATATAATTTTTTAAGTATACCAAAATACAAACATGATTTTAATAATATAGGCCAATTTAAAGTAAACAATATGAATTACGATGACACCATAATGGGAAAGGGGTTGCATACTTTAAAAGAGGGTGCTATAAGTGATTATAAAGAAGACTATGATGCTTATGAAATTGTACCTAAAAGTATTATAGATACTTATAAAAAATGTAATTTTTGGATAAAATGAAAGAAGAATTATTACAGTTATTTCCAACACCTTTGTTGATTGTGCAATACGAACAATCTATTGATAAAGAATTAGCTTATTTAAAAACTATTAGTTATCGTGAGCAACAAGAAAATGGTAATTTTAGATCTGATGATTCGTACTTGTTACGTAATGAAAAGTTTAAAAATATAAAAAATTTTTTATTTGAGTCTGTTAATAAGTTTACTAAAAACGTTTTAAATTCAAAACAAAGACTAGTAATTACACAATGTTGGGCTAACAGAAATCCAAAAGGGTCCAAGCATCATGAACATGTACATCCAAACAGTATAGTATCTGGAGTTATGTATTTTCAAATAAATGAAAAACTACCACCTATATCTTTTTCCAAAGAAAGACAAGATGGTGTAAAATTAGATCCTGAAAAATATAATTATATAAATTCAGAAACATTTATGTTACCTTGTAAACCAGGTGAATTAATATTATTTCCATCTTCATTAAAACATAGCGTACCAACTAATCAAGGTGAGGAAGATAGAATAAGTGTATCGTTTAATACATTTTGTATTGATATACTCGGATCAGAACAATCACTAACTCATTTAGATATAAGGAGGTTAATGAATGAGCACAATTAAAAGTTATATATACGTAAAAAATCACATACCAAAAGAACTATGTGAAGAATTAATAGATGAATGTAATAAAGGTATTTGGAAAAAACATACTTGGAATAATTACGCATCAGGAACAACTTCATCAGAACCTACAAAAGAATTAGATGTAATGAATTGCACCAAAGAACAACAAACAAAGATAACACCATACTTAGTTAAAGCATTGGGTGAATATCAAGAAAAACACAGTTGGCCAGGAGACAAGACTCAAGGACCATGGCTCACTAAATTTAGTCCAATACGTTTTAATAGATATGTTGTTGGCACTATGATGAGAGAACATTACGATCATATACACAGTATATTTGATGGTCAGATGAAAGGAGTGCCTATAATATCTATCGTGGCAAACTTAAATGAAGACTACGAAGGCTCTGAATTTTATTGCAGAGGAGAGAAAATTGAGTTAAAAACAGGTGATATACTATTGTTTCCGTCTAATTTCATGTATCCTCATGAGGTAAGAGAAACAACAAAAGGCACCCGATACTCGTTTGTAAGCTGGGCCTTTTAA